GCAAAGCCGGCAGCGTCAGTCAGCAGCACCTTGTCCCCGGTCAGGTCTTCGCCAAACAGCACCAGCGCGTCAGCGATGTTGTCGGCAGAAATGGTGGTGTTAATGTGCTTGCGGCTCACGCCCACGGAGTTGAGCACGCTGAACAGTTCATCATCCACGCCCTGGTCGATGGCGCGGGCCAGCTGCTTGGCGGCCTCGCCCATTGGGTCTCCGTGCCCACTCAGCCGGGCTTCGTCGGTGATGCTGATGCCCTTGGCGTACTTGTGCACGGTGGCCTGCGTGGTGCCTGCCTCCAGCTTGCCGGTTTCGATTTGGCCGTTCTCGTTAACAACGGCAGCCTTGCCGATGTACTTGAACGCCGGGAATTTCAGTGTGTCCCCGGGCTGGCCCACCAGGGTGTTGTCCTCCTCCGCCAGCGGCAGTAGAGTGATGTTGTCGCCCAGCTTGGTTTCGACAAGGTCAGCGATGACCTCGGGGATCACCAGATGTTCTTTTTTCGTGTATTCAGACATGCTTTATGTCCTCCCAAATGCTTTTTCGTATGCCGCTTTATCGTTCCTGTAGAGCGCGGCCCGCTCTGCGTAGGTCATTTTTTCGGGGTCAGGCAGGACAGCGCCGCCTGTTTTAGGCGTTTCCTTTCCCTTTAGCCTGTCTTCCACACCCGCCTGCACGGCTGCGCGGAACGCGGCCTCGACCGCCTCGATGGACTTGTTGCAGCTTTCTGCGTCAGTGTAGCTGAGGCTGTTGAGCAGCTCGCTCGGCAGGCCTTTCTCGGCCAGCGTCGATGCCGCCGCGGCTTTCAGCTCACGCAGAGACAGGGCGGCCTCACGGTCGCGCAGTTCTTTCTCGCGCTTCTCGCTCTCGTGCTTCGCCTTTTCCTCGGCGTTCATGCGCGCCAGTTTCTCGGCCTCGGTCCTTGCCTCTGCCAGTTTCGCCGCCTCTTCCTCGGCCCATTTCGCCTTGGCGGTGTCCAGCGCCTTTGAAACGCGCCGGTCAAACTCGGATTGGTAGTCTTTGTTCGCCTTCAGCGCGTCGTCGAAAGAAACTGGCTGTGTGACCTCGGTGGTCGTATCTTGTTCGGTCTCGCCAAACAGTTGCAGGTTCAGGTGTTCCATGTGTGTCTCCTTGCCCGCGCCGTTCATGCCAGCGCGTTCATGTTTTTATATGCAAAAGCCGCAGTTATTTGATCTGCGGCCGGTTGCCGGGTGTTATTTGCTTTGGTATCCAGCGGCTTTCCAGTCGTTATACGACATCGAGCGCGGTACCTTCATCTGCTCGCCCGTTTCTGGGTGCCGCGCCCAGCGTTCCATGCGCTCGCGTACAAGGCCGTCGATGTGAGGCTCAAGCGATGAGCGGCACCAGGGATGCAGAGGCGGCAGGTTTACACCCACCACAGCCTTTGCGATCTCGATGATCTCGCCGTCTTTTTCCTGGCACAGGGTTGATGTGCGTCCATCGAGCACGGCCATAAACCGGTAATGCGTGATGCCCGCGTCCTCGTAGGCCTCGATGGTCGCCTGCGTAGCGATGTAGTTGGTCTCTGTCGCCAGCAGCCGGTTCGCGGCAAAGCGGCCCATGTCAGACTGCGCCATCAGCGCCCGGAAGGTCTCGCGGCTGGTCTTGCCCTGCATGATGCGCTCAAGCAAGGCTTTCGATAGCTCGCGGCTCATGGCCTGGTTGTTTGCCCACACGCGGGCCGAGTAGTTCTTGCCCGACCAGCGGTTTCGCAGCACCTGTTTCACGCGCCGCTCGTCCACGCCGTCAAAGCCGAAGGCGATGCCGGTGTACTGCTGCACGTCGAACATGGTGCGCCCGTAGCCCTGGTAAAACACGTCCTCAAGGTGCTGCTGGCCGACGGCCTTTTCCACATCAGCCACACGGATAGCCGCTATCTCGGCGCTCGCCCGTGTCGCGTCCAGCCTGCTAAGCCTGTGGGCATAAGCGCCGCTGGATGCCTTGGCCTGCATCAGCTTGCGGTACTGCGGGTCTTCGGTCTGGTCGATCTTGGCCAGCAGGCGCTCGGCTTCCTGCGCGGGTAAGGGCGACTTGAGCAGCGCCCGCGCCTGTTCCGGCGTCAGTTCAAAGGCCGTCTCAAAGTTGCCGAAGATGCGCCTTGCGTCCTCGCGGATGTCCTTGAGCATGCGCTCATGCGCTTCGCTGATCATGCGCCCCACCTTAGCGGATGAGCGGTCATAGATGCGCTGTCTTGCTTTGACGCGATCAGTCCAGTAGCTCATCGTCGATCACCGGCTTTTCGAACAGCGCCGCCTGACGCCTGTCGTCTGCCAGCCGCTCTGCCTCTAATTCCTCAAGCGCCTTGGCCGGGTCGGTCACAAAGGGCACCTGCGCAACCAGCAAGGACTTGGGCACGATGCCGTTCAGGTAGCTCATCATCTGCGAGACCTCTAATTCGTTGGCCGGCAGCGCGCGCTTGAATGTGATCTCGACGCTGTCAGGGTCGATCACCCTGCCGCCCTTAAGGCTCAGGTAGTTGCTGAACAGTAACAGGCGCTCGCTCAAAGCCTCTTTGAACCAGCGCTCTTTTACCATCACCAGCTGCTCTAAACCGAACAACTTGTATTTCATCGCAACGCCCGAGGCGTTGGCGGCAAAGTTCTCGTCGGTCAGGTCCGGAATCATCGAAAATTTGTGAATGTCGGCCTTGATGTTCTGGCGCAGAATTTCGGCAGACTGGCCGTCGGAGGGTTTCGCGAGGTACTGCGCCGTCGCGGTCTGGTCGGGCAGCTGCAAGAACTTGTCCTGCCGCAATGCCTGCCCGGCCGTCCTGCCTCTGCGGATCAGCTCACCGTTAACGATCACATCAGGCTCGGCCTCAAGCGTCGCGCCGGTCAGCACCAGCAAAGCCTGCACCATCTGCTCGTTGTCGTTCAGCCGGTCGCTCTGAAGCTTGTCATAGGCGTCGATCAGCGTTAAAACGGCTTCAAAGTCGCTCGTCTCGTCATCGTTGTTGAAGTACTCGACCATCGGCACGCGGCCAAAGTAGTGCGGCTCGGTCGCGCCCGGGCTGTAAACAGCGTCAGCGGCCTGGTCGCCGTGGTAGTGTGTGATGCTTGTGTCGTCGTACACAATCACGTCATAGCCGGCAGGCTTGCCCTCGACGTCGTAGGTGGCATAGTAGCGCACGCCCAGCATGGGCTTGTTTTCCACCGTGTTGTCGTACACCACAAAGGCAAAACGCGGGTCAAGCGCTGAGGCCCTGGCCTTGCCGGTCTCGTCCGCGTACACCAGCTCAACGCCCTTGCCGTACAGGCTCGCGTCCTTGGCAAGTTCGCTGTCAACGCTGTCAACGCGCGCGGCCTTGTACGCCTCTTGCAAAGGCGTGATGTCCTGATCGGACTGGTAATTGACCGGGTTCCCCACCAGGTAGCCCGAAGCCACCGCGACGATGTAGCGCGGGTAGTTATGCACCAACTTGTTATTGGGCAAGCCGTCCAGCATCGAGCGCTGCATGATGGTCGCGTTGCCTCTGTATGCCTCGTGCAGCCGGTTGTAGCGCGCCACGTTGGCCTCATGCTCTTTGATGCAGCCGCTCACCATCTTGGCGCTGCCCAGCCATTGTCTGTCTCTGATGATCATAACCCTAACCCCGCCCTGCTGGCCGTCGTGGCCTTTTTCTTTAGTGACTCGCTTTCCATAGCGTAGCGTGTCGCGTCGATCAAGTGGTTCTCTCTGTCCTCTGGCACTCTCATGCTCTGCCCGTCCTTGTCCTTTCGCCACTGATACAATGTCAACTCATTTTTCATGTTCTGGCACTTGGTGTTCACAATGATCTCGTGCCCTTGCAGCCACTGCACGCCATGCACCACGCTGTCAGGCCCTTTAACCGCGCCCAGCGCGTTGATGCCGTGCTGCTTGAGCTCGGCGATGCTCTTAGGCTCTGAGCTGTCGCATGTGATGTAATTGCGCCCGGCGAAGGGCCTGAGCACCCCCGCTAACGCGTCATTGGTCAGCCCGCGCTCGTATAGTTCGTCAAGGATGTAAATGCGCTTATGCGCCCGGTCATAGTGCAGCTTGACCGCCGCCGCCGGGTCGGACGAAAAGCCAAAGTCAAGTCCGAAATAAAGCTTGTCGGCTGTGCGCTCGAACTCGGTCAAATCTTCTACGCGCCAGTTTTTGAAAATGACGTCGCCCAGCGTGCCCCACTCGCCCTCTGAGTAAACGGCCTTGTAGTACGGGTCGCTCTCGTTCTCAAGCGCGGCCCGGTCGTCGTCGGTCAGGAAGCGATTGTCGCGGTAGGTTGTCTTTAGGATGGACAGTCCGTCATCATGGTACTCGCTTGCGCCGTCCTGCCAGTTGCCAAAGAATTGTCCGTATATCCAATGTTCCTTATACACGGGATTGAATGACATCGTAATGCGCTTGGGGTGTCTGCTTTCGCCGCGCAGGCGCTTTTCCAATTGCTTGTAATCGTCATAGGATGTTTCGGTGGCTTCCTCAATCCAGATGTCGGTGAGGACGCCTTTGGCCGGGGTGATGCTCTTTATCTTCTCTACATCGTCCAGCCCCGCGAACATGATTTGAGCGCCGTTGTTCAATGCCGTAATGGTCATGTCAGACTTACCAACCAAGAACCAGTCGCCCAGCCCCATTGTCGTGATGGCTTTGGTGACTTCGTTCCACACACTGCCCCTGAGTGTTCGCGCTACGTTGCGCAGTATCAGATAATTACGCCCTTGTAGCGTGTCAAGCACCGTGCGTTGGCCTAAGAAATAGGACTTGCCAGACGATCCTCCGCCAAAGACTATCTGAGTGCGGGTGTCGTCTTGTAGCAAAGGCAGATAGACCGCGTTGCATAGCGCCGGGTCAAACTCTATCTGTCTCATCGCTCGGCTTTATCTTCAACACAAAGTCGCCGCCTGTGCTGATGTTGGTGTCTATCTGTTGCTTGTCGCGCCACTCGGCGGGCTTGCGGTTCTTGAGCCAGAAAATTTGAGCCGTTACATCAGGCAGCACTTCTTTTGTTACAGTCTTTGCCAGCACCATGCCCATATCGCCTTCTTCGTTGATCTGCTTGCGCTCATAGGTCTTTTCTTCGTAGGTGTAGCCCATTGCTCGCTTGAATAGAGCGTTCTCGACTTGGATGTCTACAACCTCTTTGCCCTTTTTTAGGGAGTCCGAAAACTCCGGGTACTTGCCCT